CCAGCGGCACCACGGTGTCGACCACCTTCCGCCAGCGCTACCCCATTGCGCCGCTGTGGCACGAATTCAGTTACGCCAATGTGCAGGTCAACAACCTGCGCAACACCCTGCGCGCGCTCTTGAAAGGCCTGGCCAGCGGCAGCGTCACCGTGAACGACATCGACAACTACCTCTAAACCATCCACCCCTCGGAGAACTTCATGAGCATCGAAACCGAACTGCAAAACGTCGTGGCCGCCGCCTCGGCGCTCAACCAGACCGTGCGCGGTCAGATCGATCAGATCAATGCCACGGTCAATACGACCGCGACCAACCTAGCCAACAACGTCAACGCCAAGCTCTCCCAGATGGATGCCTGGCGCGACGGCCATCTGGACGAGCACCCGGCCTTCTCGGTGAATGCCAATGCGGATTTCTTGACCCTGAGCGGTGAGGCACCCATGCAACTGCCCTCAGGAATGGGCGTGCACGCCAACGGCGACTTCTGGAACAAGTTCGAGGTCGAGATCATTCCTGTGCGCAGCGGCCCGCTGCCCGAAGAGCGGCCACCCCTGGTGCGCGAGCTGCTGCAGTTCATGAACATGGATCGGCAGCACTTCTCAGCCGGTTTCAACATCATGCGCATGAGCATCAAGGCTGTCGCGGACTTTGGGCCTTATGTGTTCCACATCCCCGCTCAGCACGTCAAGGCCGGGCCATTCACCAGCGTGATCCTGTATCACAAGATCGTCGGCCGCTCGAGCTGGGGCTGGATGAACAACGGCATCAAGGATGCGTGGGCCCAAGCCACCCATCACGTCTACAGCGGCAACGATGCCGGTGGCTATGTTCACGTGGATGTGGGAGTTGGCGGGCCCAGCGATGTGGGCGACACCCTGTATCTGGCTTTGCCGCAAATCGTGCCCGGCAAGTGGAACCCCAACCACCGTGCGCCGCAGTTCTACACCTGGACCAACCTCTGATCGGAGACAACGACATGGACGACAACACCACAACCATTACCTCGTACCCCGCCAGCTACTCGGATGCCGAGGATGCCCATTTGCTGATCGCCACCGACAAAGGCTTGGAGTCTCCGGCAGCCATGCGCGCACGCGATCTTTGCGCACAGCACATCGCCAAGTTCTACCCCGAGTGGAAACAACTCAACTTGCTGCGTGCGGGCACCAAGGCGCAAAAGGACCAGATGACCGCCTTCATCGATGCCTGCCGTGCCTGGTCCAACGCCGAAAAACCCAACCCGGCCGATCTGGCCGCGATCCAGCCGTGATGGGGGCACACCATGCCCGATCCCACCCTGTCTGAGGCCATCCAGGAAGCCTACGCCCACGCCCCCTCGGACGCCATCATCCTGCACACCCTGGAGCTGCGTCACCCTGACTTTCGCGATGACGCCGGCAACCCGGTCGCCATTCGTGTGGTGCGCGACCAGGTCGACTTGACCGCCCGGCTCGAGGCCGATGCGCCGCTCAATGCGGGTCAGATGGTCACCTTCATCGCCATGGGCTTTGAGCTGGACCTGCCGCCGGTGGACACCGCGCCGGTGCCGGAGATCGTGGTCACGCTGGACAACGTTAGCCGAGAAATCGTACGTCACCTGGACGCGGCAGCCGAATCGCAGGCAGTCATCGAGATCACCTACCGGCCGTATTTGTCCAACGACCTCGAAGGCCCGCAGATGGATCCGCCCATCACCCTGGTGCTCACCGAGGTGGAGGCCGATGTGCAGCGAGTCACCGCCCGCGCCCGCATGATGGACATCGGCAACAAGGCCTTCCCGAGCCGCGCCTACACGGCCCGAGAGTTTCCGGGGCTAACGCGATGAGCGCTGCAGCAACAGAACTCACCAGCTTGATCGGTCTGCCCTGGGTGGTCGGTGCCGCTGGTCCGGATGCCTTTGATTGCTGGGGCCTGTTCGTGACAGTTCAGCGCCAGTGCTTTGGGCGTGAACTTCCGCAAAACCCGGTGGACGCCACCAACCTGCGCGCGGTGCTCGACGCCTTCAGCGGCCACCCCGAGCGTCAACGCTGGCAAGCAGTCAGTGCAGCAGAAGAGGGCGATGCCGTCCTCATGCGCCAGTCCCGCTACCCGGTGCACATCGGCGTGTGGCTCGACATCGATGGCGGTGGCGTGCTGCACGCCGTGCGTCACGCCGGGGTGGTGTTCCAAACCCTGGCGGCGCTCGATGCCCATGGCTGGCGCATCGAGGGCTATTACCGTTTCCGTGAACCGACATGAGCTTGCCTGTTCCCATCCCGGGGCCTGCTGCCCAGCACCCCCAAGCCACCATCGTCTGGCCCCGCAACCCCTTCCACCCCGCCGACAAAGACCTCTACCCCGTTCAGCCCGGCAGCACGGTGGCCGATTGGATGCGCTCGCAGGCCCTCACCGAATTCCCGCTGCCCACGGTCTGCCTGGTCGACGGCCAGCCGCTGCTGCGCAGGGATTGGGCCATCCGCCCGTTGGCCGCGCACGATGTGGTGGTCCTGGTCGGTCTGCCCGGTGGCGGCGGAGGTGGAGGCGGCAGCAACCCGCTGCGGGTGGTGCTTTCCATCGCCGTGATGGTGTTGGCCCCCTATGCAGCTGCTGGCCTCATGGGCTACGGCATGACGGCCGCCGGCATTGCCGCCGCGCAAGCGGCCATGGGCACCATCGGCTTTGGGCTGTTGGCGGCAGGCGTCAGCGTGCTCGGCGCCTACCTGGTCAACGCCCTGGTGCCGCTGCCGAGCGCCAACGTGCCCTCGGCGCAAAACGCCCTGGCGCCCAGCCCCACCTATTCGCTGCAATCGCAAGGTAACTTCGCCCGGCTGCTGCAGCCCATCCCGGTCATCTACGGCCGCCACCTGGTCTACCCCGACCTGGGCGCCACGCCGTACACCGAATATGTCAACAACGAGCAGTACCTGCACCAGTTGCTGGTTATCGGCCAAGGTGATTACGAGATCGAGGCCGTCCGCATCGAAGACACGCCCCTTCAGTCTTTCGAAGAAGTGCAGGCCCAGGTCATCCTGCCCGGTGGCCAGAACACGCTGTTCAACCACGACGTGGTCACTGCGCCCGAAGTGGCGGGCCAAGAATTGCTGGCGATTGACGATCCGGCCAACACCCGGGGCGAGGCCATTGGCCCTTTCATCGTCAACCCGCCCGAAACGCTGATCGACACGCTGGGCATCGACATCCTGCTGCCCCGGGGCCTGTTCTATGCCAACGACAGCGGCGGTCAAGACGCCAAAGAGGTCCGCTGGACGGTCGAGGCCCGGGCGGTGAACGACGAGGGCGAGCCCACCACCGGCTGGCAGACGCTCATCAGCGGCACCAGCTACAGCGCCTGGAGTGGCTGGAACACCACCTGGTCTACCGCTAGTGCCGTCATCACCCAGACCTACCACTCTGACTCTGAGGGCGGCTACTACAGCTCTACCTATGGTCCGCCGCCCATTCCGGCTAACACCCTGACCGAGGAATACCAGCTGGGCGACTGTGCCAGCCAGGACTACGAGTCCGGCATTTGCTACAGCTACTACATCCAGCGCCGCACCCGCAGCGCCTACAGCCAGCAAGAGGTGATCAGCGCGGCCACGCCTGACACCATCCGGCGCAGCTACCGCTACCCCGTCACGCCAGGGCGCTATGAGGTCAAAGTCGTTCGGCTGGACCACAAAGACAACCGGGCTCGCGCCGGGCATGAGCTGCGCTGGGGCGAGGTGCGCGGCTACCTGGTCAACCCCGGCCTGCCCGCGGGCATCACTTTCCTGGCCGTCAAGATGCGCGCCACCGACAACCTGTCGATGCGTTCGAGCCGCCTGATCAACTGCCTGGTCACCCGCAAGTTGCCCACTTGGAACCCCAGCACCGGCTGGAGCAGCCCACAAGCCACCCGCTCGATTGCCTGGGCCTTTGCCGATGCGGTGCGGGCCAGCTATGGGGCGAAACTCGTCGATAGCCGGGTTGACCTGCCCGCCCTCTACCGGCTGGACCAGACCTGGGGTGCCCGGGGCGACCAGTTCGACGCCGTCTTTGATCAGAAAGTCACAGTCTGGGAAGCACTCACCCGCATTGCCCGCTGTGGCCGCGCCGTGCCCTACTTGCAAAGCGGTGTGGTGCGCCTGGTACGCGATGAACCCAAAACGCTACCGGTGGCCCGGTTCAGCACAGCCAACATCGTCAAAGGCAGTTTCAAGCTGCAGTACGTCATGCCGGGGGAGGAGACGGCCGATGCGGTGACGGTGGAGTTCTTCAGCCCCAAGACATGGAAACCGGCCGAGGTGACGGCGTCACTGCCCGGCTCCCTTGAGGACAACCCAGCCACGGTCAACCTGTTTGGCTGCACCAACCAGACCCAGGCCATGCGCGAGGGCAAATACATCGCTGCTGCCAACCGCTATCGCCGGCGGCTCATCACCTTCCGCACCGAGATGGAAGGGCTGATCCCTACCTTCGGTGACCTGATCGCCATCAGCCACGACATGCCCGCACGGGGTGTTGAGGGAAACACAACAGGGGAGAGCGGAAACATCCCCTGGAGCCAACTGGCCCGGGTCATGGCCATCCGGCCAAGGGGCGAACAGGTCGAGATCGCCTGCGTGGTCGAGCACCCGCTGGTGCACACCGCCGACCAGTAAGCCGCCCCACGAAAACCCAAGAACCCATCACCTCCGGCCCGCCAGGGAAACCTGCGCGGGCCATTTGCTTTGGAGACCGCCCATGACAGAAAGCCACCACATCACCGAACCCGAGGCGGCCATCACCCTGCGCCCCGAAGACCTGGACGACCTGCTCACCCGCGCCGCCGAACGTGGTGCCGAGCGTTGCCTGGCCCACCTCGGCCTGGAAAACGGCCACGCCGCGCGGGACATCCGTGAACTGCGCGACCTGCTCGAAGCCTGGCGCGAGGCCCGCCATACCGCCTGGCAAACCATCATCAAGGTGGCCACCACCGGGTTGCTAGCGGTCATCCTGGTCGGTGCGGCCATCAAGTTGAAGCTGATGGGAGGCACGCAATGAAGCCACTGCCTTTCTCACGCCCCAGTCTGCTCACCAACTGGCCGCGCGTGTTGCGCCAGGCCTGGAGCATCCGCTTCTCGCTGCTGGCCGCGTGCTTCACGGCAGTCGAAGTGGTGTTGCCCTTCCTGGGCGACATCCTGCCCCGGGGCCTGTTCGTGCTGCTCGCATTTGCCGCCAGTCTGGGTGCCACCGTGGCGCGCCTGGTGGCCCAGCCCAAGATGCATGAGGTGGAGCCATGAGGCGGCCGCGCACCGCCGTGGCTGCGCTGGGCTTGTCAGCTGCCGCACTGGTTGGCCTGGTGCTGCACGAGGGCTACAGTGACCGCGCCATCATCCCGGTCAAGGGCGATGTGCCCACCCTGGGCTTTGGCAGTACCACCCGCTCTGACGGCTCGCCCGTGAGCTTGGGCGACACCACCACGCCACCCCAGGCCTTGGCCCGTGCGCTGCGCGATGTCCAGCAGTTCGAAGGCGCCCTCAAAACCTGCGTCACCGTGCCGCTGGCCCAGCACGAGTACGACACCTACGTCAGCTTTGCCTACAACGTCGGCTCACGCGCCTTCTGCCAGTCCACCCTCGTCAAAAAGCTCAACACCCAGGACTACCCCGGTGCCTGCCAAGAACTGCTGCGCTGGCGCTTCTTTCAGGGCAAGGATTGCGCGCAGCCCACCAACGCGCGGCTGTGCGGTGGTCTGGTAACACGGCGAGAAGCCGAATACCGGCAGTGCATGGGCGAGGCCGCGTCATGAACCTCATCGCCTGGCCCTACAGGCTGCTGGCCCTGGCGGCGCTTTGCATCACTCTGTTCAGCTTTGGCTGGCTCAAAGGCGCGAGTCACGTTCAAGCCCAGTGGGACGCCGCCACAGCCGCACAGCAGCAGGCCCAGGCCCAAGTGCAGATCCAGCAGACCGAAGCCACCGTCCAGGTCGTCACCCAGTACGTCGACCGCATCCAGGTCGTCCGAGAAAAGGGCGAAACCCTCATCCAGGAGATCCCCATTTATGTCCCCGTCCAAGCCGATGCTGCTTGCACTGTCCACCGTGGCTT